GGAGCTTAGAACTCTTCAGGGCGTCCCAGATTACATGGAGGTGCATGGTTATCGCTTGAACAGCCGCAGGATGGCGTTGAGGATCGTGAGGAGCGTGTTGAGCAGCGAGGGCTTCACAGGGGCAGCCGGAGGCGCCGGGGGCGCTGCGGGGCCCTGTGCGGGCGGCGTGCCCATTACGAAATACTTGGACACGTCTAGCTGATAGCCTTTGCTGTAAACCGGGTGATGCGTTGCGCTAACGGGGAAGACGAGGACCTTACCGCTGGACGAATAGACGCCTTCCTTGAACAGCCGCTTCTCTTTGTTGCGGCGCTCAGTGATTTCAGGCGGCTGGTGGTAAAGGTCGAACGCTTCGCCAATCTGGGCGATGGTGCGGCCATGACAGAGCTTAGCTAGGTTGCCCGGACCAACGTTGTAGCAGAAGGACACGAGCGCATCGAACTGTGCTTGAGTGAGCCGCGTTCCCGCAACCATAAAGGCCACTTCGAGCTTCCGCACCGGGGCCACGTAGGACTCAATGCGGTATTTGAACATGGTGATGGCTTTATCGATGGTGATGGTCCCCATGGTCTGTGGGTCCAACCCATCGGCCTTAGTGATGCCGACACCGATTGTCCAAACACCAACGGAGTCAAGGTAGGGGGAAAGGCAAACGCCTTCGTGGCTCATGATTTCAATGAGCCCTTTGGTTGAGATGTTCATTACTTACAATTCGAATGCGTTGAAGTCTAAGCTGTTTAGGCTGACTGTGTTGCCAGACCCGGTAGCTAGCGTCAGGTCGAACCAATAGGCGGTGCCCGGGGTCAATCCGGTGACAATGGCTGAGATGGCGATACCTTCAGAGAAGCTTGCGCCCGCGACCGTCATAGTCTTGGTTTGGCCAACAGCGGTGCCTGACGCCGCAGTACCATTAGCCGGAGCGGTGCCTGTCCCGTATCGGATGCCATAAGTCCCAGAGGCGACTGCGGGACAAGTCAGCACGCCTGTAAACTCTAGTCGCACGCGGCTACTGTAGGCTGGTGTGATTACACTCGATGCCCCAAGGCCCATCATGACGGTGGTGGCACTTGACGTACCAGCGGGGGAGCCTAGGGACGTTTGGGCCACAGCCCCGCTTAGTATCTTCGCCTGCACATGAGCCGTTGTGGCAATCTTCGTGCTATTGTCGGTAGTGGCCGGAGTCGTGGACGTAGGTGTACCAGTGAGAGCCGGTGACGCCAGCGGAGCCCTTGAGGCATCCGTAGGATGAACGTGGTCTTCACGGGCGTACTTCGTCGCAACACCAACAGCCGCAGTGCCGTCCACGAGAGGCGTAGCCGTGGCAGCCGCAGGGACAACGGGAAGCGCTGCTTGCACAAAGGCCGTGGTGGCTAGCTGTGTCGTGTTGGTGCCCGCAGTAGCCGTAGGGGCCGTAGGAGAGCCAGTGAGAGCTGGGGAAGCCAGAGGCGCCTTGAGGGCCAGCGCCGACGTGGTGGCTGCGGCATCGGCCCGCGAGGTGTCCGTAGGGTGTACGTGGTCCTCATGGGCCCATTTGGTGCTCGTGCCCACAGCCGCTGTGCCGTTAATTAGAGGCGTAGCAGTGCCTGCGGCAGCTTGCACAGGAGCGGCGGCGCCTGCTGCACTCGTGGCGGCATTAGTCGCACTTGTGGCAGCGTTCGCTGCGTCAATGTCCGCTTGGGCCACGAGGGCCTGAATCTGGGACAGAACATCGGCAGCTACAGCTACCGGAATATAGTTGCCGCCGTTGGGATAGAACGAGCTTGGGGCCTGAGCGTTGCCGCTAGCGGGATTGGTGTTGCCGTCGTTCTGCGTGGGGTAGTCGGTGGCGAAGTTGGGCGTGTCGCCGTAGAAAGAGCTATCGGCCATTACCAGCCCATGCCGTCAGACTGAGACCAGTCATTGTTGAACAGGAGCGCGGGGCGCACGGCTGCGTCTGCGGTTAGCTCGTCGCTGTCCGCCATGGCCTGAAGGTTCTGGGTGATCTGGCTATAGCGCTGCTCGAATACCTGGCTGCGGTCGTCGTTGTAGAAGTCAGCCGCTGCGGAGAGTGCGCCATAGACCACAGCATCCCAAGCAACGCGGGAGATGGTGTTGGTGTCCGTGAGGTTCACTAGCGGCGCAAATTCGGCGTAGTAGACAATCTCGACAACAGAGCCAACTTTGGGCTGCGGCCCGAGCACCCAATAACCGCCGCGCCTTGCGAAGACTTTGGGAATGTCGGGCAACTCAGCGCGCGACATAGCTTCCTTTAGCTGTACGCGCTGGAGCGGGTAGTCGATGTAGCCGGTGTTGTCGCTGTCTACGTTGATGTCGATTAGCTCAAGAAGGTCCGAAGGGATCACGAGGCCCAAGGTGGGGTCGAACGTGTCGGGGATCGTATAGCGGACAATCTTCTCCATGAAGGGAACGCGAAGCTCGCGCTGCAACCTCATGATCGACTGAGAGATAAAGGTGGTCGCAAGCGCCGGGTTGCCGTTCAAGTCGCTGCGGTTCATTAGCGCGAGAAATTGCGCGGTTAGCTGGCTGAGGTTCACAGCGCTTGCGTCCTAATCAAATACGTTTCTTGGTGGCGATGAACTGGTCAAGCTCGCGTCGCTTCAGCATCGCCATCGTTTCTCGGATGGGCGCCGTCATGACATCGAAGCCATAGTTCGTGAGAAGGTCTTCCACGACAGCGATGGGGATAGACGCGGCCAGATAGAAGTCATTGGCGCGCGTGTTGGTGCTGGCTAACCGTCTGTCAGCCAAGTCAGCCAAAAAGCTGTCTGGAATTTCTTGGGTCGTGTTGACGTAGAGGCTCTTGCCGTCTGCGTCCTGCTCGAAGCTAACCAGCGAATTGATTAGCTGGGGCTCTTCGTAAAAGGTGTCACTGGACATAAAAAAAGTGAGGGGGCCCGCCGTCGCGGGGCACCCCTCGTATCCTCTAGAGTAAGGAAAAGGTCGGCTTAGAAGCCGGTGGTGGCGTTGTCGATCACCATCGCGCTAGCCGCGTAGTTCTTGTGCTTGAGACTAAACTCGCCAACGATCATCTGCTTCTCAGCATCGCCGGTCTTCGCCAGCGTCTGCCGGGTCCACGGGCGCAGGGTGGCCTGCGTCCACATCGACGGTTCGAAGATCAGCGTATTCTTCGCCTTGAGGAAGCGGTTGATTTCCACCTTCTGCTCACCGAACGGCGAAACGTACAGGTTCACCGCGTTGACGATGTTGTTCGACTTCGGGTCGGTGAACGTCCGGTAACGACCGGCCGCCGACGCGAACGCGGCAACGACAATCGAGTTCGACGGAGTAACGTGGATGCGGTCCGGGTCCGCGCCAGCGGTGAAGGCGTTCTGGAGGCCGATCAGCAAGCCCGCTTCGCTGAGGTTGGTGGCGGCGCCCATGTAGTTGATGCTGCCCGCAGCGACCTGCTGCTGCACGCCAGCCATGTTGCGCGCGGTCGAGGACGAACCGGCATTCAGAACCTGAGCGGTGCCGACGAAGGCATTCTCAAGGTCGCGCTTGAGGGCCGCCGAAGTCTTGCTCATCTGATACGCAAGCTCCTTCGCGCGGCCATAGGCCAGAGACGCCTGCGCGGTCTCGGAGACCTTCACGGCTTCCACGAAGATTTGCGTCTGGTTGTTGCGCATGACCGTGGGGGTCACGGTGATGTCGGACGGGTCAGCACCTTCAACAGCCGCAGCGCCAGTGCCGTTCACAGAGCGCAGCGAGTCTTCCTGCCACTGGAACAGCGGCTGATGGATTTTCTCGCTGCCGATGCTCGACAGGAACGGGGTCTTGCGGGGAGAGATGTTGGTGATGATGTCGGAGATGTTCTCTTTGAGGCCGACTTCCTGAAAGGTCTGATAGGTAGCCATAGTAAGTAAGTGTCTTTCTGAAACTAAATAGGTAGTGCGAGATTAGTTGTTGTCGCCGCCGAACAACGACATGAAGGCGTCTTGGGCTGCATCCATGGAGCCCCCGGACTTCTTGAGCTTAGCTACAGCCTGTGCTCGGCCGACAGTGCGGGAGGTGTCTTGGCTGGGCTGTGCGGAGATGGTCGAGGACTTCACAATCTTCTTAGGAGCCTTGTTGACCTTCTGCGTCACGACCTTCTGCTGTCCCTTGTGGAACTGCATGGCCATGTGGATCAGTTTGAACGCGGCCGGATCAGCGAGGCTGTTGACCATGTCCTTGTTAGCTCCGACGCTGACAGCGAACTCGCGCATGTCGTTGTAGAGCTTCTGATCCCAACCCTTGATGTAGGTTGGCGACGTTTCGTCAGTGAGCGCTTTGATGCACGCCTTAGCTGCTTCGGCCTGTGTGGCCTGCTGCTGTGACTGCACCTCTTGCATGAAGCCGTCCAGCTGGCTCGTAAGGAACGTCTCGTTCTCAAACGCAGCCCGTGCGGCTTCTTGCAGGGCGCCAACGTCCTCAGCGGATACGGTGGGGTCCTTCATCAAGGCTGCCCAATTCACGTTCCGGTAGGGGTTAGCTGCTTCCTGCGCACGCTTCACCATAACGTCGAGTGCAGCGAGGCTCTTGGCCTGCGCCTGCTCAGCGACTTTGGTGCGCTCAGCGACTTCTTGGGATTTCTTCGTCAGGCTGGCCTCTTGGCCAAACAAACGCTTGAGGTCCTTTACGGCAACCTCGTGCTCTTCCTCACCTACTTTGACCTTGACGTATGTTCCCTCATCGTCGGCGTACTTCTTCTTGTCCGCCTTGGTCTCTTCGGTTTCGCCTTCGGTCTCTTCAGTGTCCTCGGATGACGTTTCCGCGTCCTCGGTTTCACCGTCGTTCTCGTTAGCGTCGGTATCAGCTTCCGTGTCCTCCACGGCTTCCGCCGTTTCGGTCTCGCCCTCTTTGTGCTCCTCTTCGGATGGCTTCTCAGCGTCCAAGAGCTTCAGAAAGGCATTAGTGCCATTGTCGTCAAAATCTTCAGTAACGTCCATAAGGATAGTTAGCTCTGTCAGTCAGTGGGTTGGTTTTCGAGCGCTTGCTGTTTAGCTAGCGTCTCTGCGGCCTCAGCAAATTTGCTCATGAGGCTCGTGAACTCGGTAAAGCCCGAGTAGGCAGCGTGGAGGCCCTCACGTTTCTTGGTCTCGTGGGGCAGGGTGGCGAGCATGTCGGTAGCCATCTGCTGACCGAATAGCTGCATAAGCGCTTGGAAGCGCTCGTCCCCGAGGAGTCCTTTGCAGAACTCCCCGAGGGTCATGATTGTATCGTCGTTCAAGTGTTAGCCTTGCTTGCTTCCGAGGTAGCCAAGCATCCGCTGGATCAGGCCGCCTTGGTCTTGCTGCTGCGCTCTAGCTGCTCCCTGTGGGTCAATGAGCTGCCCTGTAACAGGGTCGCGCATCATCGCCGCGTTGCGCTGGAAGAAGCCCATAGGCTGTTGCAGTGGAGCGCCGCCGACCGAAGTTGGGCCCTGTGCTCCAGCAATGGAGCCGTTAGGGTTCACAGCGGGAGCGGGAGGTTGCTGGGGCTGCGGCGGCCGAGGCGCGGGGGCACCCTGCAGAAAACCGCCGCTTCCAAGAGCTAAGTTAGCTCCTGTTAGCCAGCCAGGTAATCCGCCGCCACTGGAAGGCGCTTGGAATTGCCCGAACCTGTCGGCCACCTGTTGGTTAGGTGTCATCGGGGACG